TAGCAACTAACCACACCTATGCCAGCCAAGATATGTTTGACCCAGATGACAAGATCTCAGGCGGACAAGGCTTTATCTATGCATCTAGTATTGTGGTAGCCATGCGTAAACTCAAGCTCAAAGAGGACGAGGACGGCAACAAGATCTCAGAAGTCAAGGGTATTAGGTCAGCTTGTAAGATTATGAAAACACGCTACGCCAAGCCTTTTGAGTCAGTGCAGGTCAAAATTCCTTACGAGACCGGAATGAATCCGTATTCAGGTCTAGTTGACTTGTTTGAAGGCAAAGGATTACTGCAAAAAGATGGCAACAGTCTTAAATACACATTGGCAGACGGCACTGTGATCAAGCAGTTTCGTAAAGCCTGGGAACGTAATGAGGATTCGAGTCTGGACAGGGTTATGGCCGATTTTATAGCTAACCCACACCAGGTTAAAGTAGAGGAGTCTTCGGAGAGTGATTCTGAAGCAGCATAGATGCCAGAACGATATCGGGAATTGGAAGCCAAGATAGAAAAACTAGCACGATACTTGGAACTCATGGAATCTAGTCTTAGAGATTTAAAAGAGCAAATCGAAACACGTACTGAACTTGACAAAGTAGAGAGTATTGTGCTACGTTTAGCAAAGACTTTCAAATGTAGGAAAACAAAATGACCATTGATGTAGAAGTGCTCAGTGAAGCATATTCAATATTAAAGCAGTACATACCCATTAAGGATCGTCAGGAAGCCGCCGATAATGTTATGAGTATCATGGTGGATTATCTCGACGATGCTGAACTCAAAGAATTTGGACGCACAGATGCAGCTCTAGGTCGTGCCTTCAAAGAATACGCCGGCGAAGCCGAAGATGACTACGACGAAGAATATGACGAATAATGTGGTACAATCGTGTAGTACAAGACATAGCCAATATTCCGGACTTTATTGCGTACTATGAAGCTGAATTAGCCACAGCTAGAACCGAATGTCATATACGTGGCAGTGTGGAAAAGTCAATCAGTCAACTACCCGGCATCACTGAGCATCGTTTTAATCAACTACAAGAGATTGAAGCGGTGCTTAACTATCTTAATATTCAGCTGCGTAAGATACGCCGTAAATGGTTTCAAAAATATATAGAAAATTACAATCGTGCTTTAAGCAGTCGTGATGCAGAAAAGTACGTAGATGGTGAAGACGAAGTAGTTGACTATGAAACTATAATAAATGAAGTGGCCTTGCTGAGAAATAAATATCTGGGCATACTCAAAGGTCTAGAAAGCAAGAACTTCATGCAGGGGCATTTAGTTCGGCTAAAGACCGCTGGCATGGAAGACTACTCAGTGTGAGCCAAACAGAAACTCGAGCACAACAACTACTAGATCAGTGGGACGACTTAAAGTCAAGTCGTAGTTGTGTCCACGTAGTTGATATTCAACAGCATAAAGATACACTAAGTGGCCTAGCTAATGTAATTAGACTAGGCCTTTATGCTGAATATCGCCCAGACTGCTTAGAAGCTGCCTGCAATGAATTTGAGCTAGAATACACCAAAGTCAAAACCAAATTGCACAATGACCTAATTGACGGATTACGTAATAAATAATGTATCATGACTAACCTACGTAATCTAATAGACATTTTTGAGGATCCTACTCTCAAAAAAGAAATCATTGACGCAGTTAAGAAAACCGACGATACCCAATTACTACAGAAAATCCTAAACACATTAACAGTAGGCGATCTTCCTATTCGTTTGCGGGAAATACTGCGTAAGGATGCGGATGCCAGTAAATTTGCCGAAAGCATAGCCAAAGTAATCATGCACATGGATAACCCAAACAGTGATAAAATGGCTTTTCTGGAAAATTACGCCACAGGATTTATCAACACTGATTTGTTATTGGACGGACAACAGCATAATTATCGCGAGTTTATCAACAGTCCATTGGCATTAGATCTATTTAAAATCCTAAGCACTCAGCTGGTTAGCCAAGGTGTGGGACCTTGTGAAGTGGCTTTTGCAGTACTAAGTCCTAAAATACGTTGGAGCGGTCGTGCTGGCGGCGGCGGAGACATACAGGTTAATAAAATAGCGGTAGAAGTCAAAGCTCGTGTGGCCAGTGGTGGGCGTTGGATCAACGCTAGAAAAGCCACTATAGATATGGCCGGCATACGCAGGGCCATGGATGATGCTTGGACTAAGAGCAAAAATCCTGAACCATTGGACATGCCAGATCGTACTAATTTTTCCTATTGGGTACAAAATATTAGACCAAAAATTGATCCAAAGCTATTACCCAAGTTGGCCAAACAAATGGCCGACGGCTTATTCAATCACACCAATAACACCGAATATCGTGATGCCTTGATTGAGGGAGATGTAGCCAGGATTCAGGATGCACTGTTAAATGTGGGATTTGAAAATTACAAGGCCTACAGTGATTTTGATGGTATTTTATTAGTAGATGTACCTAGCGAAACTGCACAGTATTTCCGTAGCTATGGAGAAATGCGCGGTTATGCCAAAGCCGGACAAGGCTATGTGTATGCCCCAGAGTCTGAAGCCATGCCGCAGGTGGTGTTGATTCCCAAAGGTGGCGTAGGAACACCCACGGGGCGACGAGCCGCTGCCGCAGATGCTAAACCTGCTGCATCTCCAGTGGCCAAACCAAAAAGTTTATCTGGTGAACCAGTTAGCATTAGACCTCCTGGTACTCCTGACCTGTCGACCAAACCTACTAGAGATATTTCGGCACCGAGAGCTCGAAGAAGTCGTTGACCTAGTAGGTCAAATTTGCTATAATTCTAGTACTTCAATTATGTTAGGATATCAACTATGTTTGAATCAATCGAAATCCGTCGAGCTGCCAATGGCTTTATTCTGGTAATCACCACCGAAGAAGAAACTCGAGAATACGTATACGATACCAGTCGTAAGGCACTTAAAGTAATCAAAGAATTGTTGGAATCAAAAACCAACGCATGAAGGTCGCTGTATTAACAGGCCTAGCTGGACTAGGTCAAGCAACTATTCGCGATCCCAGTATAGTATATCCTAATGTTGACTACTATGCTTTTGTAGATCGTGAGCAAGCAGTTTCAGTATGGCAAATGAAACCACTGTGGAATTTCAGCACAGACACAAAATTTTCGCCTAGGCGCAATGCTAAACTAGCCAAAGTATTGGGATGGCTATTGGTTCCGGGCTATGATGTTTACATATGGCATGACAGTCACTGTGAGCTGCAAATGGATCCCGACCAACTAATCAAAACTTATCTTGAGCCCGACCGTGATATGGCATTGTTCAAACATGCTGCTCGTGCCTGTGGTTATGCTGAAGCCGCTGAAGTAGCACGAGTCGGCGTTGAAACTCCAGACAATGCACTAGCGTCGGCTAATTTTCTAAATGAGCGACAGTTTCCCATTGGTGCTGGTTTATTTGAATTGACCAGTTTTGTCTATAGAAATAATACTCGTATGCAAGCGGCCATGTTGACATGGTGGGAGCTAATTTGCAGATACAGTTCGCGAGATCAAGTTTTATTTCCTTACGTGGTTCAACGTCATAATATACAATATAGCTACCTGCCTGGGTCGGCCCAGGTCTATGGTGGCAATAATCAAATCATACCTATCGTACGAGACAAGCATAGCTAATGTGTTCTGTATTAATAACTAATAGAAAAATTCACAATTTTGAACAAGTAAATTATTACTTGCAATTTCGCGGTCCTGATCATACCAGTCAAGTTGAAATCAATGGCATTACTTTTGTACACAATCTGCTGAGTATCAGTGGAGCATTTACTCCACAACCATTTCAAGACCAAGACATAGTGGCCATGCACAATGGAGAAATCTACAATTATGGAAGTTATCCCAGTGATGGGTATTTGTTGATTCCTACATATCTACAGCATGGCGAGGTCTTTACCCAACAGTTTGACGGCGAGTTTGCTGTGGTATTGGTTGATTTCCGTGATAATCAATTGATCTTCAGTACAGACATATTCCGTACCAAACCATTATGGTATGCCATCAATGGCAGTGAATTTGGAATTAGTACATATCGCACTCCACTGGAACGTTTGGGTTTTCATAGTGTCAAACCAGTGCCTGCCAATACTATCATGAGCATAAATTTAGTTAATATGGCACTCCGCACAGTGGGTCAAGTTTATGAGTTTGAATTAGAACAGCACAAAGATTCATTTGCGGATTGGACACAGGCATTTGAAAACAGTATACGTAAACGCACTGAACGCCTGCGTGAACGTATCTTTATTGGGCTAAGTTCTGGATATGATTCTGGTGCCATTGCCTGCGAACTAGATCGCCAGAACGTTGATTATGCCGCATACACTGTATTAGGCAAGGAACCAACGGCTATTGTAGATCAACGTCGCAGAAATAATCATAGATACATTACTCCTACACAAGAAATATATAACCTGGCACATCAATTTATTGTTGATGCGGCTGAATCATTCCGATATACTATATCTAGTTCTAGCTCCGACTATAATGAATTTGGGCTGAATCTACAAGATGACAGTGGTAGCAATGGCTTAAGTATGGTATGTGCTTTAGCGAAATCGGATGGACATAAAATTTATCTTAGTGGTATGGGTGCTGATGAAATATTCAGCGATTATGGATATGGTGGTAAAAAAATTTACGCACACAGTAATTTTGGTGGATTGTTTCCTGAAGATATCGCAAGTATATTTCCTTGGAACAGTTTCTATGGCAGTAGTATGGAAAGTTATCTAGCCAAAGAAGAATATGTTAGTGGCGCTTATGGTATTGAAGGTCGGTATCCTTTTTTAGATCGTGCAGTAGTTCAAGAATTCCTCTGGCTCACCGCGGATCTAAAAAATTCAGCCTATAAGAGTGTGTTAAATAATTATCTGAAATATCATAGATATCCATTTGTACCTAATCAAAAAATAGGATTTTAATGCTAACATTATCTGAAATAATCAAAAGTAGTCGTCTAGGATACGTTCGACATTATAACATGGCTCCTGTACTAATAGAATACGTGGCAAGATTTCAACGCAGCCAAGGACTAATCTACGTTGGCGCCAACACAGGCGATGAGTTGCCTTTGTGCAAATCATTAGCCGATCGTGTTTATGCATTTGAACCAATCTCTGTTGACTCAGTTTGGTCACATCTTATCAAACATCAAGATCATAAAACTCAATGTTATAACTATGCTCTAAGCGACAGTGAAGGCGAATTTGACATGTACCCTGCCAGTAATAATTATCAATCTAGTAGTTTATTCCAGCCTGGCACACACGTAAATGAATTTGATTTTGTGAGGTTCACTGATACTATTAAAATACAAACACGTAGGCTTGACAGTTTTGATTTTGTATCGAGCTGCGACACAGTTATAATGGACGTACAAGGTGCCGAATTACAAGTTTTAAACGGTATGACAGATTTTGGTAATTTTCGTTTGTTTATACTAGAGTTCATTAGTTACAACATGTACAAAGGTGCTTGCACATTTGATGACCTATTGGCTCGATTACAGCCATTGGGTTTTGAATTTTGGGAATCTTTTGGCATATATAATAATCCACACACTCAAGTATTTGCAGGCAATGCAGTATTTTTTAAAGAATAAAAGGAATTAAAATGAATCCGTGGGAAGCTACTGATAATTTTGTTGGCGAAGTTAAAGTCTATTACGATAACTTATTTAAATACCTAACTCAACATCCTAACGAAATTTTTGTAGAAACTGGGACTTACATAGGCAATGGTATTAAGACAGCACTACGAGCTGGTTTTACTAAATGTTATAGTATTGAGATCCATGAGTATCTATATCAAAATGCAGTAAAAAGATTTGAAAAAGAAATTGCTCAAGGACAAGTTGAGTTATTGTTTGGTAATAGCGAAACACTTTTTCAAACCATTATTGATCGTCTAGACCGTCCGGTAACATTTTGGCTTGATGCACACATAAGTAGTCAGTACGGGGAAAAGTTAGCTAAAAATTGTCCAATATTAGAAGAACTTGCCGCAATAAAAACTCATCACATAAAAACACATACTATTTTAATTGATGACTTAAATTGCTTCGATAGCCCGATGCATGATAATATCAATGTAGACATAGTAGGCGATGCGCTTAGAGAAATCAACCCTGATTACAAATTTAAGTTAGTAGATGCTGTTATCCCTAATAATATTTTAATAGCGTATCTATGAAAATATATATCCACTGTGACGGTGGGTTTGGTAATCGGTTTAACGTATTATTAAGCGGACTTTACTTAGCCGGTTATACGAGCCTTGAACCAAAAATAATTTGGAACAGTAATAATTGGTGTGGTGCGACATTTGCTGAGTTATTTGATTGTCAGCTGCCAGTGGAACCATTTGATTATAGAACTTTTTTTCAACAGCATAACACCACTAATATCATACACGAAAACCAGTTTCATCAACCCATTGTTAGCTATCAGCCAAATAGTTTCAACTTGAATATGTTAAAAAGTTTTATTCATTATCAAGGCCGCGATGTCTTTTATTTTACTAATCTTATTCCTGGTTGGGTCAATAAAAATGAGCTATTATCAATAGTAGTGCCGCAAGTTCCATTCCGTGCCGACATCGTGCGTATTGCCGAATCGGTTATTGTAAACAATACCTTAGGACAAAAGTTTAACGGGATTCATATGCGTAAGACTGACTTTGGTAACAGCGTAAACGAACAAGATTACCACAACTTAATTAAACAAAGTCCTGAAACAAAATTTTTTATTTGTAGCGATGACTATGAAACTGAACAACGTTTTTTGCAGCATAAAAATGTATTTGGATATGCCAAGACCAATTATGTGGAAAAACTAGTTGAGGGTAATTGGAATACCAACATAATAGACAATAATAATAATGCTTGGCCCTTTAATGTAAATAGACCTAGTACTAGTGTAGTACAGGCCTTGGTTGACCTCATTGTTTTGTCTCATAGTAATATCATCAACACCAATCTGCGTAGCACATTCTTGCAAACTGCTTTGTTATTGAAAGAATCTAGAAGTGTTCAAACTACATTTTAATTTTATACATATCGGTGATCAAATAGCTACTACTGCTATTCCTGAGAACCTATTTCATCTAACTGGTCAGCGTTCAGTTATCACTGATTCACGCATTTGGGCATTCAAGCACAATCCCTACGTAGAATTCATGACCGAACAAGAAGCTGCTGACCTACCGGTTATAAATCTTATTCCTGATTGTCGAGTGCCTGTACAATCGCAGAATTATCATAGTCGCAGGAGTCATTTAACCACTAACGGTCAAACTGATTATATGTTGTCCACTCTCAACATTGATAGTTTTCCGCTGCGTCACAGCAGATTATATATCTATGAGGATGAAACCACAGAACCTGATAAAGTTGTGGTACATACTCAAGGCAGTGATCGCACCAGAGATGGGGAACCTGCTATACGTCATAGTTCAGGAGAAGATGCAGAACGCATTATGTCAGATGAAGTTTGTACGGCAATATTGAAAAACTATCGTGATTATCGTATAGTACAGGTGGGCGCACTCACAGATAAGCCCTTGGGTGGCGCCAGCGTTGATCTCAGAGGCAAAACCGATTATTGGGGTACTGCTAGAGAAATAGCCACTGCTAGTCGATTCATTGGTGTAAACAGTGGTCCTATGCACATAGCCAATTGCTATCCTAGAGTTGACAAGCGTACAGTATTAATGGAATTTCCCAAAGAGACCTTGATGAATTTTAGACCCGGGGACATACGAAATTGGTTGTTTAGTTGGATTGATCCAACTAATACTTTTATTAACAAGTATGAACAAGACATGGGTTATACCTATAGTTATACAAAGATATGAAGAAAATTACTGTGGCCATAATTGGTAATACGCATCACGATCTCATGCGACTAAGTTTAGAACAAACATTAGCCGTGACTCCTGATGTGGAATCTGTGTTAGTATGCAGCGATCGACAAATTTATCCTACAGATAACTATGTTGAAATCGCTGATGATTTCAGCAAACATGACTATAACTTATTTTGTATAAAGTTACTGTTGGCACATGTGTACACGGAATTCGTTTTGGTATGCCAATATGACGGCATGGCAGTAAACAAAAACCACTGGACTGACGAATTTTATAATTATGATTACATTGGTGCAGCATGGTCGCCAAAATTCGGCTTGGATGAACAGTATCGAGTGGGCAACGGAGGATTTAGTCTGCGTAGTCGGCGACTACTCGAAGCACTACAAGATCCTGCTATATCATTTGAAACTGCTGAGGATGTGATTATTTGCCAACGCTATGCTGATTACCTACGCAGCAAACATCAAATCAAGTATGCTCCAATTTGGTTAGCTGATCAGTTTAGTCAAGAATGGAATACTGACCACGGTCAAACATTTGGATTTCATGGACTATTAAACATCCCCATGTATTTAGATGATGATTCAGTGTCACAGTATGTACAAGCACTAAAGATTAACCAATGGTACAATGATCAGCTAGAGGTCTTTGTACAACGCTGTCATCAACGCAATTACATGCGAAGTTTACTAGCCTTACAGGAAAAATTAGAACAATCATGAGATTTCATTTATTAGGATTACCGCATACGGTCACCAACAAAGAATACAATGCCTGCGCCTATACACAAAAGGTATGGAAGTTTGGCAAAATGATGAAGGCACGAGGTCACGAAATCATACACTATGGTCACGAAGACTCAGACCTAGTCTGCGATGAACATGTCACAGTCACAACCAATGCGGATTTGGAAAAGGCCTATGGTGATTACGATTGGCGTAAGAACTTTTACAAGTTTGACATGAACGATCATGCTTACCAAACCTTTTTTGAAAATGCCAAACGTGAAGTAGGTCTACGTAAACAAAAACACGATTTCTTATTGCCATTTTGGGGGCATGGAGTTAGACCCGTTTGTGACGCACACCCAGACATGATCATAGTCGAGCCTGGCATTGGTTATGCTGGTGGTCATTGGGCACGTTTCAAAATATTTGAAAGCTATGCTATCTATCATGCTTACTATGGATTGCCCGCGGTGGGATCCTGTAAACAAGATTGGTATGATGTAGTAATACCAAATTATTTTGATCCTGAGGACTTTACCTTTGATCCTGCCAACAAGGAAGATTACTTTTTGTATGTGGGTCGTGTCTACGACGGTAAAGGAGTACATATTGCTATTCAAGTCACCGAAGCCATTGGCGCTCGATTAAAAATTGCAGGGCAAGGTAGTTTAGAAAGCATGGGATATAAAACACCACCTCCTCACGTGGAGTTTGTTGGATATGCTGATATCGAAACTCGACGACAACTAATGTCACGAGCTCGTGCTGCTTTTGTGCCTAGCATGTACGTGGAGCCATTCGGTGGCGTACAAATTGAAATGCTGATGTCGGGCACTCCAACCATCAGCACCGACTGGGGTAGTTTTGTAGAAAACAATATACACGGTTTGACTGGATATCGTTGCAGAACCTTTGAACAGTTTTGCTGGGCTGCAAGAAACATTGATCGCATCGATCCACAGGTGTGCAGGGATTGGGCAGTAAATAATTTTAGCTTGGATCATGTGGCTGGTATGTACGAGGAGTATTTCCAAGCCGTACTCAATGTCTATACCGGCAATGGATGGTATGAACCCAATCCAGAGCGTGCTGACTTAGACTACATGGTTAAACAAATTCCGGGACTTGCTTAAAAACTAGACAAAACCCGAGATTTGACAGGGGCATTGATTGGCGTTATACTAGCGGTACAGTAAACACACAGGAGCCGATATGATTTACCCTGATTATATGACCTTAGAGGACATTGCGGAATTTGAGCTGGACATGGCACGTTTTGATCTGGATCCCAGTATGGAATTCGACGAGATCAACCGTGTGCTGCGTGAGATTTACTTGGATAAGTTGGCCGCAGAAAGTGAAATGTTGCAGTTTTACAACATTTAAGCGGTAAATAGAACTATGCGTTTACTACCTATAAGTCATTTTTTCCCTAGTCTCATACACAGGTATGACTATATGGTGTTTGCACAGGACACCGTGGTAAATGACGTTGGTGGCAAATCTTTGAACAAGAGTTACAGAGATGTAAATGCTCCTGTGCATGTTCCTATTCGTGTGCACCCGGCTGTGATTATCAGTCTCAGTCCGGACGCACTGGCTCTGATCTCTGAACCTATTCGATGACTGACTTTGACGACTTTGGGCTAGATGGTAATGTGGGTGGAGTCATGCCCACATATAAACAATCTGTGCCCACTGATGTACGTACTACAAGACCCTTTATGACCGCAGGTGGACCTTTACCCCGATTCTATTATGACTTCCAAGCTCAAAAGCGTCATCACGCACTCAGACATCTTAGGACAAGAATTAAAAGTCAATGATTTTGTAGCCTATCCTAGCAGTTCTGGTCTAGGCCGCAACCAACTCAAAGTTGGTAAGATTGTTGATCTAACGCCCAAAATGGTCAAAGTTGTACACATGATCCGGCGTAGCGTCTATGAAGTCAAAATTACTACTCGCTATCCAAAAGACTGTGTTCGACTTGACGAAACTTTGATTACCCTGTATATTTTGAAACTGCCTACTGTTTAACATTGATTGGAACTAACATGAATCGACTTATTACTCGCGGTCCAAACCCATTTGCTCCTATTGCTAAAATTAAAAACAGCCAGCTTAGTGCTGGTAGTCCTTATCAAGAATTAAAGAAACGAGCTGCACCTTTACTCAAAGACTCAGATATCCTTGAGTCAGTGGTATCACTGCGACAGCGTCTCAATGGCAAAACTTATAACTCTACTCATTTTGGCAGATTGGAAGAAATCGAGTTTGGGTCAATTGATATCAACATTGATATTCAGCGCGAACTTGAAAACAAGCACATAGCCAGTATTATTAGATTATTTGATCCTAGAATCATTCAGCCGGTCAATGTAATTTATATCAAGGAAACTGGTAGGTATAGTGCCTGGGACGGCCAACAAAGTAGCGCGGTATTTACTATATTGTATCACTTTGGGCTAATTGATAAAACTACTAAGATTCAATGTAAAGTAGTAGATGATGACCTCAGAGTACCTGGTAGCGACCTAGTAGGTGAAGCAGTGGGTAATTACGGTTTCCGTAGGATTAACGGCAACGGTAAAAAACAGCCTGATGCGTTTTTCAGACATCGTAGTCAAGTCAACGGAGTACGCAGATACGGTAGCGAACTACGCGAAGATCTTCAAAGTCACGAAATCCAATTAATAATGGAAAAACATAATATGTTTCCTGCACCCTCGGTAGAAGGTAAAAATAACAGAGCTCTACCTGGTATGATAACTTATATTAGTGGTGTAGAACAAATAGCCGGGCATGACACCGACGATGACGAGTTTGAAGTTACTAAAGGTGATTTAGATTTTGCTCTACGTTGGCACAACAAGTATTTCGCCAATGAAAAAGGAGTAAACGGTGGTATTATTTTGGCACTTGGTAGATTACATGCAGCTAGTCGCGGGCATGATGAGACCAAAAAAAGAGCTGCTGAGCCGCGTATTGTGCTAACAGAACAATTTGGGCTAGAATTAGCAGAAATTATTAGGTCTCGTTATCTCACACCAGCTGGCTTTCATTCGGCTTGTAAAGAACGTCTTCGTACTTGGCAACTTAAAAACTATATTCGTCCTAGCTGGAGTGACACATGCTTGACACCGTTCTTGGTTATGGATTATGTTGAACATGGCGGTACTCAGCCTGTACCAATGGTATCAGGAATGAACTTGTATGCTGGAGTCTGACCAACTATATTTTTACTTGTGGTCTCATCGGTTTTGGGATCCAGAGCAGGATCAGCTAGTAACCCGAACCTGCTTTGGTATTACCCAAGACCATGACAATCGACAAAATGGCTACGAAGGACATGTTGGTCACGCGGTTAAGTTTAGCCATATTTGGTCTGGTCCTAGTAGGTTAATAAGAGAACTAGAAACCAAGGTCAAGCAGGAATTTCGTGAATATTTGTTTTGTGGACATAGAAATTATGTTTATGAATGGATTCTCGAACCTATTGAACTAGACCAAATTGCCGCATGGGTAGATTGGGAAATTGCTGGAATTACCACAGTTATTCGTGTTGTATAAACACCACAACTTGACACTATACCACAACTTTGCTATACTTAGAGCATGAAAATTGTACACGAAACAACTAAGTGGGCAGACTGCACTGCTAATAATCTCTATCTTGTCAGCGACAACATGGAGTATATCATTGCTTATGTGCCCGAAGGTGCCAATGTAGCTCAGCGTTTTCGCAAGCCAATTCGCTGGGATTCACGTGGGCGTACATTCACGATCCTGCGCGAGATAGCAGAAAACGATCCCGATACTGTGATTGTTGAAGGCTCAAAAGGGCAACGGTATACCCTTACTCGTGCTAACGGAACTTGGGCATGTAGTTGTCCAGGTTATCAATATAGAGGAAAATGCCGTCATGCAGACAGCAAAATGCCCACAGTGCAATAAGCCCTACAGCCCAGACTGCGACTGGCAACAGGGACGCTGTCCAGTACATCCTCCCTTGATAGATGTTGCAGGAATACAACAAAAGATCCGCAGTCTAGTAAGAAAAATGCTGAAAAAATAAGCAGTTGTAATTCAGCAACACTGTGAAATAACCCGCCAGTTGACTGGGTTTTTGATTTCAGCTATAATAGTGGTACAGTAAACAACACGGAGCGACACACAATGAGTCAAGTACGTATTAAGTCAGGTAGCTATCGTAATTTTGTGGCTGATGGCAAGGTATTTGAATTAGTCAAACAGTTTCAGCCCAGTGGTAACCCCAACATTGGTGGTTATGTTACTGTAAAAAATGGCGGTACTTTTGCAGGCATGCCCGAGATCATTCGTATCAAAGTCTCAGCATTCACTGACTACGAGTTTGTTGGTGAGGACGCTGCTCCTGCTGTGAGTGAAGTAGTGGCTCAAGCTCAAGCTCTTACTCAAACTGATGAAGAGCGCATTGCAGAGATTGCAGAACGCTTTGATATACTCAACGACATGAGCAAGGCCTGTATTGCAGGCGACATTCGTGCTATGATTGTTAGTGGCCCTCCAGGTGTAGGCAAGAGCTTTACCGTTGAGCGTGAAGTTGAGAAGGCTCAACTATTGGATCAAATTGCTGGCAAAAGGCTTCGCGCAGAAGTTGTTAAGGGTTCAGCTACCCCAATTGGTTTGTACCAAACTCTGTACAAGTACAGCGACAAGAACTGTGTGCTGGTGTTTGATGACTGTGACAGCATTTTGCTAGATGATGTAAGTCTCAACTTACTTAAGGGTGCCCTTGACTCTGGCAAGAAGCGTAAGATTTCTTGGCTCAGCGAGAGTGCAGCTCTCAGGCGTGAAGGTATTCCCGACAGTTTTAACTTTCATGGCTCGGTAATTTTTATTACCAATTTGAAGTTTGATGCTATGAAGTCGCAGAAACTGCGTGATCACTTAGACGCTTTACAGAGTCGCTGTCACTACTTGGACTTGACACTTGACACCATGCGTGACAAGCTATTGCGTATCCGCCAGATTGCTGGTACCGGTGACTTGTTCGCAGACTACGATTTTGAAAACGGTGAGGACCAAGAAGTCATTGCGTTTATGGAGCGTCATCAAAATCGTTTACGCGAGATGAGTTTGCGTATGGCAACTAAGATTGCAGATTTGCGTAAGAGCTTTCCTGCTAAGTGGCAGGCACTGGCTCAGTCAACTTGCATGAAGGCAGCATGAACGATTTAGCAAGACGCATTGCCCAACAGGCTGCCCGGGATACGGATTTGATGTATCCCGGGGATGCTTATCCCGGTGCCATCATTCGTAGACTTGTTGAAGACTATGTGTTAGAATTAAACAAGTTGAAATGGGTTGGTGACGACGATGGGTGGAATCAAGCAGTCAAAGCTATTCAGGCGGACATTAAAAAACGGTTTTTGGGATGAGGACATGGGACTAGATCAATACGCTTATATTGCAGGTCGTAAGAATCAACGTGCCGACTATTGGGACGGTGTTGTGCCACGCAAAGACACTGGCTTGGGTGAACTACACTATGAGAACCCCGGTGTGCCAGAACCTGTAGAAATCGCATACTGGCGTAAACATCCTAACCTCCAAGGGTGGATGGAACAGTTATTTTTTGACAAAGGCGGTAAGTGTGATACCTTCAATGGTGTTGAAGTTGAACTCACTTGGGAAGATGTGGATAGGCTAGAACAGGATATTGTAGCTGGGCGTTTACCGCCTACTCAAGGTTTCTTCTTTGGTAGCAACAGCGACGAGTACTATAGACAACAAGATCTAGAGTTTTGCCGTCGTGCCAAAGCAGAATTGTTTATGGGTCTCAAAGTATTTTATAACTCATCATGGTAACTGAAACCTTTTATATCAAACGGGGTCGTCGCTACATTCCGGTACGTGAGTATGACGGCATGTTGCAAGATGCACTACCACATGGCAGTTATGTCACTGTGGTACGGCCCGGCGCAAGTGTGCAAAGGTGGGCTGTTGACCCGGCATATGCTCCTATGATTGCGGCTGGCATTGTAGCTCGTGAAGCCATGAGTGATGTGATGATTTCAGCCAGTGAACTAAGATTGAGCGGCGACCGTAAGCCCATGACTCGGGAACAGCGTGATGCATGGGAGAACTTGATAGCAGTATTTGGACCGGCTGCCCGCCAACTAACATGGCCTAGCATTGCTGAAATCACTCAAGCCGGTGTTGATGCTATGATAGCAGAAGCAGAACGCTTATTGACTCATCCCTCGGTGCGTTCAGCATATGAACATTTTATCACTGTATCTAAGCTAGTGGAGGATTACAATGAGCGGGTATAACCTTATACGCAAGATACGATACCTAGAGGAAGAATGTCATAAACTAGGTTTTCAGCTCTGCCATGCACGACACCATATAAATGATTTTGGCGACGTTGTAGCCCTCAAGGCTAGGGACGAGTGCCTGCCCATCTACAACAGAGATTCTGAATTGTTTGTGGGAACCATTGAAGACTTGGAGCGTTGGATACAGGGTTTCCAATTCGCTCGCAAGTACGACAGCATGGTCATGGGTAAGGCACACGATGCTCGTAGAGATCGCCGGGAGCAAGACTATAGGAATCGGCGATTGTTGAAACAGATTGAAACTGGCAAACTGGATCCAGGCGTCAAATTCGGTAGTCCCAACGGAGCCTAGCGCAGTGTCAACCCAAGCCGAAGAACTCTTACTGCGTGATGCCATGAACTTCTATGTGAGCATAACAGAAGTTTATGGTGCAGAGAAAGGCATAGAGATGTTCACACATCTCTGTCAAAATGTCTGCCCTGAACTTGGCCAAAGAGTATTCTTCAAAATGCTTGAAGGACAAACACGTGGTAGAGTCACTGTGCGTGGATTAGCCGATCCGCATGACCGAGTTGGTTGTGTGCGAGAAATACGACGCCTTACTGGCTGTGGGCTCAAAGAGGCCATGGACCAACTCAAACAGCTTGCTCAAGGCCGTAAGGTTGTGTTAGAATTACAAGGTGGTGCTGAAGTCAGCACATATAGTTTCCAACAACTTGGTTTTATTATTGCTTAGGAGTAGATATGAACTTTGCTAGATTTTGTGAATTGACTGGTCATAACTTAACTGAAGTCAGCCGCTTTCTGTGGCCTTGCTATGGCGAAAACGCTCATAACTTTAGTTATTGGAATGAGGACCATGATGGTTTCAGTATCAATACCATTGTGCGTCTCGACGGTATGATCGTTGAAGTTGTTGAAGTGTGCGACTATGCTGGCAATCGTGCTTATCGTTGGTTCAACCCCAATACCGGCGCTCGTGAAGCCTATATCAAGGCAGCACCAGCACATTGTGAGAACTATCGTCAAGCCTGGGATGATGTTGATTTTGTTGAACTCGATGTCTTAGATGATTTCATTGCCAAAGCCGAAGCCATTCGTGACGGCCGGGACTATGATGAGCGAGTCACCATGCCAATCGATATCTCCGACTCGGACTTTGCTAGTATCGCTCGCATGGCACATGATCGTGACATCACCTTTAACCAAATGGTAGAGCATATCCTGCGTGAGCAGATCGATCGTACCAACCGAGAACTGACCTCAGCTGTTTAATCATCGCGCTCCGGCCACTACTGGCCTTCAGTGCCCTTAGGGGCACTTTTTTTTTGACAACGGCATATCTAATATGTTATAATTTATTATGAAACGATTAGCATATATCGAAGATTATATTGAACTCATGGCTTCGCATATTCTATCTTGGCCTGCTCGTGATCCTTTGATTAAACTGGCCAGGTATGACGAACCTATTGTTAGCAGCATGAATGACCAAATTCAACGTGGGCAAGGTTTTACTGATAAGCAAGCGATATTAGCACATAAAATTGTAATCAAGTATAAAAAGCAATGGAACACAGTTGGGTATACCATTGAGCATTTGGACACACCCAACTACAAATTGGCCATAAGAAAAATAGATCGCAGTCAAATAATTGACATTGAAGACAACAACATAGAAATTCGTTTCCCCTATAACCAAGAACTAATTGGGCATATTCGAGCTGCTGTACAGGAAATACCTGGACGACTGATGTTTAATCGAGATCGCCGATGTTGGCAAACTGCCTTAATTGAGCCCAGGTTGATCTGGGCCAAGGAGTTCGGGACTAAATATAATTTTAGCTTTGGTCCTGAGTTTAATCGATGTCTTGAGCTTATGTTGAATCAAGAGGACTATGCCATAAGTTTAAGATATAATGGATCAAATTTTGAAATTACAAATGCCACTGATAGTCTTTGTGATTACATCAGTGAGCATGGCGGTTTTGGTACTGACAACCTTATTAGACTAATAGACTTAGCCAGTATATGCGGCTATGAAATCAGTGACCAAGTCCGCAGCATGTGCCC